GAAACTGATGGAGGCGAAATTGAAGGGCGGTTGCCGGAATCTGCGGGAGGAGGTAGTGAACTGGCCCACGCCCGACACCGGAGCAGCGGAAGGCAAGACGAGGCCGAGCCGAGCGGCGACGGGCAGGCACAACGGCCGAGGCGGGGAAGATTTCCTGCCAGCCGAACTACGGGCAGACGGGGCTATCGAACCATCCGGCGATCATGGGCTGCCGCAGCGGGAGCGCGGGGAGAAATCCCGGAGTGGCCGCCAGGCCCCTCGGAGCGGGATCGGTGGGCCGCAGTCCTTGAGCGATGGCCCGAACTCGCGCCAGCCGTGGCCCATGCCTCGAACCGGAAAGTCCGACAAGTTGGAATCGCACCACGATTCAGCAACGCCTATCGGATTACGGCTGAATCCACTGTTCGTGGAGTGGCTGATGGGGCTGCCGGTAGGCTGGACCGCCTTCGCGCCCTTGGGAACGCAGTTGTCCCCGCCTGCGCCGAATACGCCTTCAGAAGCCTGTGGCGGGAACTTGAACCGGAGGTGAAATGAGCGAGAAGTCGAAATGCTGCGGGGCCGAGATTCGCGTGATAGACGCGCGAATCATCAACTGTCTCCGATGCGGTTGCGAGTGCAGCGTTGCCAACGTTCCAGACTCCTTTCCCTCGCAGGGGGAGTTGAGCACGGAGGAAGTGGAGGCGTGGGCGAAGGAGGAAGATCGCGGTGCAGCCCACTTCGATACCGTAGTTACGGAGTTTCGCGCCAAGGGCTGGCTGAGCGATGTTCCCGAGTATGAGGCCGACGCCGATAAGTGTCGCCGCCGCGCTGCCTATCTCCGCGCCCGCAGCGCCCCCGCGCCGGTGGCGAGCGAACGGCTGGCGCTGGCGGCTGAATTGGAAGAAATGGCCGTGGACTTGGAAGGCTACTGGAAATCGGAGCAGGAACGCAGCGCCGCAACGGCCCGCGCCGCCGCGGCCGCATTGCGGGAGGCCGACCGTGAAATACAGTAGCATCTCAAGCGATGTCGAGCCGCCCCCGCTCGGCACGGTGACGATCAAGGGCACGCACTGTATCTGCTGTGGCCGGCCGGTTAAGATCGGGAAGAAGAACGGCACGGGTGGCGCGGCCTTCGGCCGTGGAAAGGTCTGCGAGCGATGCATCACGGAACGGGCGCGACTGGTGAGGAAGGCGTGATGGGGTACGCGGAGTTTCTTGCGGGGAAGGCGATAGCGGCCGCGGCCGACGGATTCACGGTCGAGATGGTGAACGAGAAGTTGTTTCCGTTCCAGCGGGATATTGTGCGTTGGGCGCTTCGCCGTGGCCGCGCCGCGATCTTCGCTGATTGCGGATTAGGTAAGACGGCCATGCAACTGGAGTGGGCGCACCATGTCTCGGCCCGCACCGACTGGCCCGTGCTGATCCTGGCCCCGCTCGCGGTATCGAGTCAGACGGTCAAGGAAGGCGAGAAGTTCGGCATCAAGGTCACGTTGTGCCGGGCGCAGGCCGATGCGCGACCGGGAATCAACATCACGAATTACGAGATGTTGCACCATTTCGAGGCGGGCCGGTTCTCGGGGATCGTGTTGGATGAGTCAAGCATCCTCAAGCACCACGACGCTAAGACGCGGGGCGCGATCATTGATGCGTTCGGAAAGACGCCTTATCGGCTGGCGTGTACGGCGACTCCCGCGCCGAACGATTTCATGGAACTTGGGAATCACTCGGAGTTTCTTGGGATCATGCGGCGGATGGAGATGCTGTCTATGTTCTTCGTCCACGATGGCGGCGAGACACAGAAGTGGCGGCTTAAGGGCCACGCGGAGTCCGAGTTCTGGCGGTGGCTCGCGTCGTGGGCTGTGATGATGCGGAAGCCGTCCGATCTTGGATACGAGGATGACGGATTCTCGCTGCCCCCACTCAGGCTACACCACTCCATCGTCAAGGCCACGGATACGATTGACGGGATGCTGTTTCCGCTTCCGGCCAGCACGCTGCATGAGCGCCGGAGCGCGAGGCGGGCCAGTTTGTCGGATCGGGTCGCGGCCGTCGCGGACATGGCGAACGCGACGAACGAACAGTGGCTTATTTGGTGCGACCTGAACGCGGAGGGGGATTCGGCGACGAAGGCGATTGACGGTGCCGTGCAGGTCGCGGGAGCGGACGATACCGAGACGAAGGAATCCAGAATGATCGGCTTCGCTGCGGGCGAGCATCGAGTGCTTGTAAGCAAACCCTCGATTGCCGGGCACGGCATGAACTGGCAGAACTGCGCGAATGTCGCGTTTCTGGGGCTGTCGGACTCTTTCGAGTCCTACTATCAAGCCATCCGACGCTGCTGGCGGTTCGGGCAGTCGCGGGAGGTCAATTGCCACATCATCACCTCGGACATTGAAGGGGCGGTGCTGGCGAACATTCAACGCAAGGAACGCGACGCCGATACGATGGCAAAGGAGATGGTAGCGCACATGAGCGAGATCAATTCGGCCAGCCTTCACGGGGCCGCGCAGCGCGACGAATCCGAGTATCGGCAAAATGTGGCGACGAGCAATTCCTGGGAGGTGCGCTTGGGGGATTGCGTGGAGCAGGTGAAGGCCATGCCCGAGGCCAGCGTTGGCTACTCCGTGTTCTCTCCCCCCTTCGCCAGCCTCTACACCTACAGCAACAGCGACCGAGACATGGGGAACGTTAAGGACTGGGCGGAGTTCCACGAGCATTTTGACTTCCTGATCCCTGAGCTGTACCGCGTACTCCAGCCAGGGCGGCTCCTGAGTTTCCATTGCATGAACCTTCCGACCAGTAAGCAGAACCACGGATTCATCGGCATCCACGACTTCCGGGGCGACCTGATCCGCGCCTTCCAGCGCGTCGGCTTCATCTTCCACAGCGAAGTCGTGATCTGGAAAGACCCCGTAACCGCGATGCAGCGGACGAAAGCCTTGGGGCTGCTCTATAAACAGCTTCGCAAGGACTCGTGCATGAGCCGCCAGGGCGTGCCCGACTACCTCGTGACCATGCGGAAGCCAGGCGAGAACGAATCGCCCGTCACAAAGACGCACGAATCCTTCCCTGTTGGCCTATGGCAGAACTATGCCTCGCCCGTATGGATGGACATTGATGCGGGGAACACCCTCCAGCGGGCGAGTGCGCGAGAGGCCAAAGACGAGCGGCATATCTGTCCGCTGCAACTTGAGGTGATCGAGCGGGCTATCCGGCTGTGGACGAACCCGGGCGATCTGGTGCTCTCGCCGTTTGCGGGTATCGGCTCGGAGGGGTTCATGGCCGTCAAGCTGGGGCGCAAGTTTATCGGTGTGGAGCTGAAGGAGTCGTACTGGAAGCAGGCATGCGCGAATCTTCGGCGGGCCGAGTCCGAGATTGAGGGGGGATTGTTCACGGCGCCCGGGCCGTCAGAGGAAGCGGAGGCCATCGAATGACCGAGAAGAATCCCGTCCAAGTATTCCGCCACACCTGCGACAACTGCAAGGTGGAGGGGATCACGGAGGCCGAGGCGATGCCGCGCGGGTGGCTTACAATGGCGGCGGGCGTAGGCTCGACGGCGACCGAGGGGCGGTATTGCTCCGTGCGCTGCGCCACGGAGAAGCTGCGGGAGATGATGCCGGGGGCGCCGCCGCAGGAGTTACCTTGAATGAGCGCGGAGTCCAGAACGATCCGCTTGGGATTTATACGATGCCGGAGGTCAAATGAGACTTAAGAAGCTGCGCGTTAGCGGAAACTTCCTCGCGCAAATCTGGACCACGGGATACCGCGACCACGGAGCGGAAGTGACCGATGGGCTGCCGCCTGGGGCGATCCTTCGGGGTGTCCAGTATGAGCCTACGGGGATCGCCTACTTCTTTTTCGAGCATCCAGACTTCGAGGAACTTCCCGAGGCGGCGGTTGTGCCGGAAACAGAAGTGTGGATGCAGGCGCGCTTCGATGAACACGTCGAGGTTGACGCGATCCTAGATGACGGGTTCGCCTCACCAGAAGTTAAGATGGAGCGGCTGCGTGCATGGCAGGACGCCCGGCGCGCCCGGGCGGTTGCGGTGCCATAGTTCACGGACGAGCGAAGCGGAGCGCATTGACGGAGGGGCTGGCAGAGCATCGCTGGCCCCTTCCTCATGCCCGCGGCAAATATAATAAGATTGCGTTTCCTTTATTTATCCCTCTGTAGCAGCATCCTCGCATGGCCACGATCTACGCTCTGCCCGCGGCGTTCAACGCGGGCGATACCGTCGTCTACACCAAGCAGTTTCCGACCTACCCGGCCTCGGATGGCTGGGCACTCACCTTGAGCATCGCTGGTCCCAGCGTCCAAAGCATCACCGGCTCGGCCTCCGGCCCGGACTGGATCGTCACCCTTGCCGCCAGCATGACCGCGCTGCTTGTCTCCGGCGACTACCGATGGATCGAGCGCGTGAGCAAGGCGGGTGACACCTACCCGGCCGGGAGCGGCAGGCTCTATGTGGCCCCGGACCTCTCTGCGGCGGGGGCGGGCGATACCGTATCGTGGGAATCGACCACGCTGGCGGCGATCAAGGCCTACCTCTCGGGCAGCCTTGCAACGGGCATCCAGTCCTACCAGATCGCGGGCCGGGCGGTGTCCTCCTACACCCTGGCCGAGATAACCAAGCTACAGGCGCAGCTGCAGGCCGTCGTCAACCGGCAGCGTAGCGGTGGGGCCATCTCGACGCCCGTTGTGTTCACGTTGGGCCGAAATGCGTAAGCCGAGTCTTGGCAGGCGGTTAAAGGCCGCGATCCGAGCGATTACCGGGGCCGCGTTCACCGGGGCATCGAGCGTGTTCCAGGCGGCCGGCGGCGGGAACGTCTATGGCGACTGGATCGCGCCGATCCTCTACCCCGATGACATCTCCAAGTGGTCTCCGCAGAAGATCCGCGGCCGGTGTCAGGACTTGGCGCGCAACAACGCATTCGTCCGCTGCTGGCTTAACCTCATGTCTAACAATGTGGTAGGCCACGCCGGCTTCGTCTTGCAATCGAACGTGATGAACGGTTCCGGGGACTCCGCTACGCCCGCCGAGATGATAAATAAGAAAATCGAAATGGGATGGGCTGAATGGTCGGGGGTTGTCACCGTAGACGGGCGGCAGACGTTGGCCGAGTTTCTGCGCTGCGAGGTTGAGAATCGCAAGCGGGACGGCGAGACGTTCACGCGCCTCCACCGCAATTTCCCGCACAACCGCTTTGGCTTCGCCCTGGAGCCCATTGATCCCGGCCTGGTGGCCGAGGAATACAGCGATGTGCTACGCAACGGCAACATCATCACGGCGGGTGTCGAGCGCGACGGAATATACGGCCGGCGTGTGTCCTACCACATCTGGAACCAGCCGCCCAACACTGGGCGCAACCGCAAGCGTGAGTCGATCCCCGCCGATCAGATCATCCACGTTCTAAACGCCGAGCGGCCCAACCAGCAGCGCGGCTACTCGCCCTTGGTCGCGTGCGCGAACGATCTCAAAACGCTAGACCGCTATTTCGAAAACGAACTCGTGGCCTCGGCCATCGCCGCTGCAAAGGGCGGCTTCTTTGTCAACGACGACCCCAATGCGCCCGTGGGCGAAGTCACCACGAATCCCGATGGCAGCGTCACCAAGCCTGTGCCTACGACGATGGAGGCCAACCCCGGCGTGGCCGAAGCCCTGGCCCCGGGCTGGAAGTTTCAGGAGTGGGATCCGAAGCATCCGGCGTTGGCGTTCGCATCGTTCATCAAGGCCGTGGGCCGCAAGATTTCTTCAGCGCTCGGCGTGCCCTACAACGTCCTGTTTTCCGACTGGGAATCTATCTCGTGGTCCTCGATGCGCTCGGCGGAGTTAAACGCTCGGGAAATCTACCGCACCGAGCAGCAGAAGATTTCCGACCAACTCCTATATCCCATCTTCGGGGAATGGCTTTCGATCTCTTTGCTCAAGAGCGCGCTCGTTCTGGATAACCGACCGTTCGAGCGTTTCCTTGAGTGCGAGTTTATTCCGCGTGGCTGGTCCTGGGTCGATCCGCAGAAGGACATTGATGCGGCGGTCACTGCGATCCAGAACGGCCTTGGCTGTGAAATCGACGTTGTGGCCGAGCAGGGCCAAGAACTTGAGGACGTGTACAAGAAGCTGGCCCGCGCGCGTGCGCTTCGGGCGAAGTATGGCATCCCTGAGCCTGCCGGTATCACGCCGAAGGCGGCGGCCCCGGACAATCAGGGAGCCGCCGTGGATGCTACCGCCCAAGGCGCGGGAGTCAATGGCAATGGGCGCAATCGGATTGCCGCCCTGAATGGAGGGACGTACTAATGGCGGCTGCCGTGAATCGTTTCACCGTGGATCTGGAGACGTTCTACCAGAGCATTTTCCCGTTGACCACGCCGCAGGCGGTGACGCCGAGCGACACCGTGGATCTCACGAACGTGACCCGCGCCCTGTGGGTCGGGGGTGCCGGGAACATCAACCTGATCTTCGCCGATGGCACCACGCAGTTGATCTCTGGCGTTCCTGCGGGCACGTTGCTCCCGTTCCGGGTATCCCGGGTCAAGAGCACGACGACCACGGCAACCCTGATTGTGGCGCTCGACTAGTCATGCTTGGCGTCGGAGTCGGCCCCATGTTTCAGGCCATTACGCAGCGGCGCGCTGCCGCTGGCGCTGACGTCACCAATCCCACGGTGGCTCTCACTTCGCCCAATGGCGGCGAGCGTTGGGGTGTGGGCCTCAAGAATGACATCACCTGGACTGCGTCGGACGACACGGCCGTTAGCTCCGTTGACCTCGACTACTCCACGGATTCCGGCTCCAGTTGGATTGCGATTACCACGGGTCTCAGCAACTCGGGCACCTACGAGTGGACCGTTCCGAATGCCGTGGGCGCGACCGTCAAGGTGCGTGCGACGGCCCGCGATGCTGCTACCAACTCGGCGTCCGATGCCTCCGATGCGGTCTTCTCGATTGCCACGGGTGTCCAGCGCGACTACATGGGCACGACGAGCGTGTTGCTCGCCAATGCCGCACCGACGATCACGCTGGCGTCGGTTACGTGCAAGCTGGGCGACACGCTGATCGTTGGCGTCAACAGCGATATTGTGAACAACGACAATCCCGGTTCCGTGAACTGGGACGGGATCAATGGTGACGCCGGCTTCGGCACCATTGAATCTACGTCCGGCACGAACAATGAACTAGACGTTTTCACCGCCGACAATCTCGCAGCCGGGACGCATAGCATCACTGTTACCGCAAGCAGCGTCCTTACCGGGAACATCAACGGGACGATAGCCGTCTGGCGGTTGCGCGGACTGAAGGCAAACCCGCTCGATAAGTCCAAGTCCGCGACCGGCAGTAGCACCTCCCCAACTACAGGCAACACCGCCGCAACGACTCAGGCAATCGAGTGGATCGAGGGCGTCCTCGCAACCGAGGGCGCGCTCGCCGATGCCGCTGGAACGTGGGGCAACTCGCTGACGGCTGGCGTCCGCGTTGGCATTGACGGCTTCGTGATCGGCGACGGCTACAAACGCGTCACCTCCACGGGCGTACAGGCTGCGAGCAAGACGGGCATCACGTCGGCGCGGTGGATGATCGCGGTGTTCGCCTTCAAGGAAGGCCCGTAATGGCGACTATCCTGAATGCCACCATCGAGCGCGGCTGCACGTTCAACCTGGCTGTGGTCTATGAGACGGCGGCGGGCGTTGCTGTCGACGTCACGGGCTACACCGCCGCGCTGAAGGTCCGGCAGTCGCTCGGCTCAGCGGATGTACTCCTGAGTCTCACCAGCAGCAGCGGCATCGTCGTCGGAACCTCGGACGGACTGTTTACGGCCGTGCTTTCTGCCCCGGCGACCGCCGCGCTCACTTGGGCCAGCGGTATATACGACTTCCTCATCACCTCCCCGGGCGGAACCGTCACCAAGATCGCCAAGGGCAATCTGACTGTCGAGCAGAGCGTGACCCGTGCCTAGCGCAACCATGCGCCAGCCGGTGCCCACGCAGTCTCGGCAGCCTTTTGCCCACGTTCACAAGGCCGATGCCCGGCCGTTGTACGACTCGGCCTCCATCTCCTGCACCTACTCGCGTGGCCTCAAACTCGCGCAGAGCAACAGCGCGTGGACGAACGGGACCGCCAATGCGGCTACTCAGGTGCTCGGGCACGCATCGGCGGGCGAGAACGTGTTCGCCTTCGATTGCGATCTATCGGCCTATCCCGTCGGCACGACATTCGGCGCGATCATCGCCACGTTGACGCTTCAGGCCGTGACCATCGCGGGCACGCTGGTCCTCAACGACTGCCAGTCCTCGCCGTCGCAGACTGATCCCAACAACATCAACAGCGTGGGCGACAGCATCACGGCGGCTGTGTCCACGCATCCGGTGTCGGCGATGGTGGCCGTTTCAACTGGGACGGAGATCGTCCTCAACGTCCCACTGGGCGGCCATGCCCTGAAGCGCGGCGCATGGCGCTGCGGAACCAGCGTGCCGTTCACCGTCGGCGTGTTCTTCGAAAACTTCCCGGCGTTCGCCAACGCAGCCGTGATCTACGGGCAGGGATCGGCCAAGCGGCCGACGCTGACGCTGTATCCGGTCGCGCCAGTGATCTACGGGCAGAAGATCACAGCCTCAACCGTGACCGGCGCGAACCACAACGAGGATGGCACCTACAGCTTTACCCCTGACTTCGATCCCATCGCGGGCTATCACTTCCCGGCCCTCAGTTCGCATTACGCCGTCGGTCGCCCGCGTTTCAGTTGGCCGATGACGGACGTGATCGCGGGCCGCTCCATCGCCTCGATAGTCCACAGGTTTGTCACGGACGCTAGCAGCGGCGCTGCGGTTGCGACGATGTTCTACGTCCAACGTCCCGTGGATCTCGCACTGGCACAGCAGGCGTTTGATGATGTTGCGGCGGGCACGGCATTGTATTCTTTCGCGCTTAGTTCAACTGGCGCAGACACCTCGGAACAGGGATTCCCATTGCGGGAAACCAGCCTGCCCGCCGCCGCTATTTCCGTAGTTGAAGCCCTCGCGGGCGGCACCACGCCGTTCACGGCGGGCTTGATGATCGACCTTGAAACCGTTCCAAACATGGGCACACCGATGGACAACTACGCCCTGTTTCGCACGGACACCGTGCATGAATTGATCGTGACCTATGCGTGAGGAGAGCCGATGGCAAGCATAACAACTAGGACCGTCAAGATTCCGGCGAAGTTGTTTCGCTCGGTTTCCGTGGATGCCGTCCGAGCTATTCCGGGCGGCGAAGGGGAGCCGACATGGTACGAACTTCCGGTGTCCAGCGAGTTCCCGGTGGAGCGCAGCTTCTTCGGCGAGACATGGCGCGAGATCCTGAGCCATGCGCCCGATGCCGTGGACATGACCTGGGCGCGCGACGGCGGCGCGGTGCTTGTCGATCATGCGACCACCGATCAAGTGGGCGTCATGGGCGAGGTTGCGATACGCGACGGACAGGCGATTCCCCGATTCCGCTTTGGATCAAGCGCCCGCGCGAAGGAGATCGAACGAGACTTCGTGGAGGGCACGCGCAAGCGGGTGTCCATCGGCTACAGCGTCTCCGCATTCCAGCTTACCGGGAGCGAGAGTGGCGTGGATACCTATACCGCCACACGCTGGTCGCTGTTGGAGTTTTCGTTTGTCGCCGTGCCAGCCGACCCCACGGTGGGGAAGAAGGGCATGGAAGGATACGGCTACCGCGAGTCCGACAGGGAGCCGGTTGAAATCGAAGTTGAAGTCGAGCAAGTCAAGGAAGCGGCCATTGTGGCCGGAGAACACAACAAGGAGGGATTCGAAATGGCAGAAGTCACGACTCCCGCTCCGGCTGCGACGGCAGGGGCGGATAACGGCGGGGAGCGCGCGGCGTTCATCTTGGATCACGCCACCCGCGGCGGCCTCAGCACCGAGGAGATCCGCGAGATCATGTCCTCGCCCATGACCAAGGCCGAGGCCGGGATCAAGATTCTGGAGTTGCGTGCGACCAAGCCGGGCGCGACCCAGCCCGCAGCGGAGGCGATGCGTGCATCCGCGCAGGCCGATGCAGCGGTCCCGCTCAAGGATCGGCAGCGGTACAACTTCGCCCGCGCCGTGTGGGGCATGGCGTGCGAAAAGAACCCGCAGCTGGGAACCGCCAAGTTCGACGGCGTGGAGCGCGACGTTCACAAGGAACTCGAAAAGAATCTGCCCGACGGCTTCCGTGGTCGCGGCGGATTCTTCTCTCCCGCGAGTCTCTCGGGCTACGGAACGCGCACCGTGTCCACGGCCACCACGGCGGGCAACCTCGCCGAGCTGGTGCAGGATCAGTTCGGCGGGCTCATCTCGGGTCTGTACCCGGGGAGCCTGATCGACAAACTGGGCGTGACCAAGTTCGACGGACTCTCCGGTGGACCGGTCACGTTCCCGCGCGAGTCCACGCTGGGTGCATCGACCTGGGCGGGTGAGGCTCCGGCGGCGGCCATCTCGGATGCAAACGAGACGGTCGATCAGGTGGTGCTCTACCCCAAGACGCTCATGGCCACGACTTCCTTTACCGCGCAGTTGGCGGCACAGGCCAGCGTGGACATCGGCAACTTCATGGACCGCAAGCTCAACAAGCGGCATGGCGTGGCGCTGGACATCGCGCTCCTCCACGGCACCGGCCTCTCGAATCAGCCGCTCGGCGCGTACCTGACTCCGGGCGCGTTGACGCAGGCGATGTCCTCGGCGGTGCCGACGCACGCGCTGCTGATGGGCATGATCGCCAAGATCCTCAACGCGAACGTGGACGGTAGCAACTGGGCGTGGGTTATGAACCCGCTCATGGCCGGGAAGCTGGCCACCGTTCCGCTGACCTCGGCCACGAACGGCATGTATCTGATCGATAAGCTCGTGGGCGGCACCATGCTCGGCCTGCCGGTCCACACCAGCACCAATGCCTCCGGTGTCATGTCTGGCTTGGCGTCCACGGGCAGCACGGAGCAGGCCATCATCGCGGCTGCCTGGGATCAGGCGTACGTCGGCCGCTGGGGCGTGCGTGAAATCCTGGTGAACCCGTACAGCCTGGACACCCTCGGCGAGATCCGCGTGACCTCGCGTGAGATCGTCGATCTCGCGTGGGCGCACCCGGAAGCCGTGTGTGTCTCGACGGCCGCAACCCTGGCGTAGCAGGGGGGAGCCGTGAAGATCAGGATTCTTCAGGGGCGCGTGGTATCGGGCGGAAAGTACGTCTCCGATGAAGATGTGGTATCCGACTGGGCCGACGACGCCTGC